GGTGTTGAGCCCGGTCCTGAGCAGCCGGCAGCGCGGCGAGATCAGGATCGCCGGCTCGCCATCGATCAGCTCGCCGAACGGCTTCTTCAAAGCCTCGCGCCGCATGTCGATCTTGTTGGTCGGCGCCGGATCGAGCCGGATGCCGCTCACCGCGGCGACGATCTCGAGCCAGCTTTTCTCGTCGTCCTCGCGATCGGCGCCGTACTGCGACGACGGGTCGACCACACCCCTCACATGCTCGGGTCGGACAAACGGAAAGCGGTCATGCAGCAGTTGGGCGAGCAGCGCACCAAAGCGTCGGGGTCCCATATTCTGATCGCCCTGTAGTTCATCGATAAAGCGACGTTGGCTGCCCGGCAGACGCTGCATGAACACAGCGCTTGGGCGTGTCCGGGGATCGATTCCCACAACCAGCGGAAGACCGGGGATCGGCTCGAGCTCGTTCGCCGCGACATGGATGGCATCCTTGAACTCGGGATGGACCGGCTTCCCAGCCCTACTGTACCCCGGCCGGTTCTCGATCATGCGGAAGCGATACCAGTCGGGCTGGCCCTTGGCCTGATCGACATAATAACCCGGCGGCAAATTCGCCAGGTTCTCCGCCCCCGCCTGCGTCCCGCCAGGCTGCACGAACAACTCGACCCCGTCGGCCGCCAACTCGGCCGCCGAGCGGGTGAAGATCTCGCGATACAACCAACTCTCGAACTCGGGCGCATTGGCGTCGGCGATCATGCCCCACCACGACGGCCCGCCCTCGGCCATGTCAGGGAAACGCCCCCAGCGGCCCTTGGCGAAGTTGAAGACCTCGTACTGCAAAAGATCGAGCTCGTTCAAATACCACGCCGTCGGCTCGTAGCCGCGCATGAAGTCCTCGGCCGAGTTCTCGCCGATCGCGCCGAACTCGTTGGTGAAGTCGCACACCGTGCCGTCGGGCAGCAGGAACTGCAGGCGATGCTTGGCCGGCGCATCGGTCGAGCCGACCCACTCGCCGGCATCCAACGGAAACCGCTTGGCCCACGACGGAATCGTCGTCTTCCACAACGACCGATAGGTGTCCCTGATCGTCGCCAGCTTGAACTTGCGCACCGGCCGCTTGACGCCATCGCCCAAGTCAACCGTGCGATCCCTCGACGGCTGCTGCAGCGCCGCCAACCGGATCGCCTTCATGAACGCCGCCGTCGTCTTGCCCGAGCCCACCGGCCCGTTGATGATCTGGATGCGCGCCTCCGACGCCATGAAACGCGACGCCACCGGCCCCGGCGAGCGCCAGTTGATGTTCAGCACATCCTGCGACGCCATCACGGCCCCGCAGGCGGCATGCGATCCCTAATGTCCTCCAGCCGCTCCCTGATCTGCGCCAGACGCTGCGCAACCAAAGCCTGCCCCGCCGCCAACGCATCGAACCGCTCGAGCAGCAGATCAAAGCGATCGCTCAACGGCGCAACCCCATCCGCCTCGCGCCCAACCAACCGCTCCAACCCGCGCACGATCCGCAACTGGAAGTCATCCATCGGCGGTTCCCCCATCCACCAGAAGCGGCCGCTCCGGGTCGGCCAGGAATTCAGCCCACATCCGCAGCATCTCAGCCGCCCGCCGCCGGTTGTGGTTCTGGTCGGCATCGATCGCAAAGGCCAAAAGCCAGCAGTCCCTGATGTCCTCGACCGAGTGGCCCTCGCTCCGCAGCCTCTCGGCAAACCCGGCGATCGAACGCAGCACCCCATAACGCCGGTCGCCAGGACTAAACGTCGTCCAATGCGGCTCGTCATCCATCACCCGCCCTCCCAAAAGTGGCGCGGCGGACCCTGTTACGGACCAGGGCTTTCGGGAGCTAACCTAGCCGCGCCAAACACACCGTACGGCCAACAACCCCAGGAAGCGCGCAAAAAAATAGCGCCGCAACAATCCCCGGACACACGGCAGAGACATAGTGTCAGACTCGAAAACGAGTCACATCCGAGTCCCCCGGGAACGTTTCAAAAAAAATCCGGGACGCAGCTAAAAACAAGGCGGGAGAACAATTCCCCGACGCAGCGAAAAACACGGGAGGATACCCGTGAGGACGCGGCGCCGGCGGAAACCCGGGGTACCCCCTCGCGCGGGCGCCTGGCCGTGGTGAGTGCGTGCCGTGATCGCGTGCGAGTGTATACCCACCATGTATACCGACGCTGTGATCGAGCGCTAAGCCATTGATATGTATGCACTATCGCACGCTATCGATCGCCTGCTTAGGGCGATGGACTATGCGTGTGGCAGGCAATGCGGCCTGGCTACTCCTCTCCCGTAGGGGTCACCGCCGCTGAGGGAGTGACAGGCCTATCGCCTGTGGTGTCACTGTCCTGTGGTGTGCCGCTCAATAGCTGCAGGGAGAAGGCGTCTTCTGTGTCGGCTTGGGCAGCCGCTACCTCGGCGAGCTCTGCGTATTGCCGGTCATCGACAATGTTTAGGTGGATGGCTCGTGTGTGTCGCATGTCGACTTGGACGGGCAGCTTTTGTGCGACGTAGGGCAGGACGGCCTGCGCACATAGCCTACGTTCTGCGAGTGCATCTGCGAGTGTGCCGTGCATCTGCTTTGCGAGATCGGCGGTAGGTGTGCTGGCTATTTCGAGGAGGATGGCGCGGGGATCGCGATATTGCTCCAGCAATTGTGAGACCGTCCAAGCTTTGAACGTACGATCACGGCCGCGATTGTCGCGTTTTTTGATTGTGGCGTGGGTTCGTTTGAGTGCGTGTTCTAGCGCTTTTTCAGCATGGGCTATTTTACCCACCTAAACTCCTGATTTGCTTAGAGTGCGCGCAAGGCACGTCGCCCATATCATACGCCGAAAGCGAATTGTCCAGAGATTCCGGCGGTTTGGGCACTCTTCGCATAGTTGCGCGCAATAATGTTGCGTGCGGGAGTGCTCATTGTGAGCATGCCACGTCCGGAAATGCGGGCGAGAATGTCGCACCCCTAATCGCTTTGTCCGTATTGACGGGCGCGGATGCTCACCCTAAATTGCGGACATCGGCGAGGCGATCAGGCCAGCCGCATCGAGGTAGAGATCAGATGATCATCGTTGGAACCGCAATTAGCCTTATCGGCCTACTCGTTGCCTACGAAGTAGTGCGCGGCATTCGTATCACTCGCAAGCTTGACCGGCTCGCTAAGAGCGGTCTTTCCCATCGCCAGCTAGTCGCGCGGGGGATGATCTAATGCGCAGCGTCTACCACTACCGCAACTATTTGATCGTTCTAAACACCTGGAATGGCGCCATCTGGATTGAACGGGCCGGGGTTTGCTTGGCCATGGTGTCCAGCGTCGAGGAAGGCAAGCGGCAGATTGATCAATTGGCCTAAGCCACACTCTCCCCCGCCGCCCCGCTCCGCTTAAAAACGGATGCGGGGCTTAGGGCGTTAGAAGGCAGGGCAATGGGCCCGCCAAACCGAGGTAAAGACCAGATGTCTACCAAGCCCAGAGGCTACGTAATCTATCGCGGCCCGTCGCTGCTGGACGGCCGGCCGATCGTTGCGGTTGCCATTACCAAGTCTAAGAACACGAAGACTTCGAACATGGTGCAAACCTACATCATTCGCGCCGATATCGACCCGAGGGACGCATCGCGCACCGGCGAGGACTATTCGATCTGCGGGACATGCCCGCATCGCGGGACGCCACAGCCGGACAAGGCGGGCGGCTTGGCCAAGGGGCGCAGCTGCTACGTGGTCATCGGGCAAGGGCCCGTCATCGTCTACAAATCGCTGCAACGCGGCATTTATCCGGCCGCGACCACGCACAAGGCGATTGCAGCGCTGGGCAATGGTCGCATGGTCCGGCTAGGCACGTATGGCGACCCTGCGGCCGTGCCATCGTACATCTGGGAATCGCTGATCAGCGAAGCGAAGGGCCACACGGCATACAGCCATCAAGCGACCACGCAAGGCGCCGCGTTCAATCCCGCTCTGTACATGCGCAGCGCCGATAGCGAGCAAGAGGCGCGCGCGGCATGGGATGCCGGACAACGCACGTTCCGCATCGTCTCGGATGTCGCGCAAGTTTTGAAGGGCAAGGAAATCCTGTGTCCGGCATCGGAAGAGGCTGGATTTAAGACAACGTGCAATGCGTGCGGTCTCTGTGGTGGCGCGTCCGTCAAGGCGAAGTCTATCGCCATTGTGGCGCATGGTGCCGGTGCGGGGCTGATCCAATGACCCGCTTGGAACGATACCGCCAAGCGCTGCAGGCCATCGCGGCGGGCGAGATACCCCGCGAACGGATGGCGCGCGAACCGGAAGAGCCGCTCGCGCGCTGGCAGGAACGGAACGCCATAACGCTGCTGGCGTGGATGCAGGAAACCGCGCGGCGGGCCCTGGAAGCCGACAACAAGCGCTAGCCCCGACAGGGCATTTTCAGATCACAGGAGCAACGGCTATGGGATTGGTTTTGACGCAAATTGCGACGATGCACGCGATGGGATTCCGGCATTTCGAGATTTACCAAGGCATGACGGGGCCGGTCGGAAGCCTGCTTTATCCGCGCACGCAAAGCCCTTTCAGCTGGGGCGCCCGGCCGGCGGATATCCGGCGGTACTAGCCCCGACAAGTGCTTTGACCTTTGCGGCCCTGATGACAACGGTCAGAGGGGCCGCCTAGGCCAGCGCAATTGTGCGGTGGAGAGGAGCAACAGTGATTTTGACCGGATTAATCGTCGCCATTGGCGTGGGCTATTGGCTGCACAAGCGCGCGGTGGCAAAGGCGCGGCC